GTCCGAGGGCCTCGACGACATCATCCAGAACGATGTCACCATCAGCTTCGGCAAGTGTGAGGACAACGTGGCGGGTGATCTTGTCGGCCGGTTGGAAGCGGAGGGCTTTGATCCCTCGAAGAAAACCTATGTCCATCCCTCTACACTCAAGGCCTTCGTGAAGGAACGCTTTGAAAGTGGGAAGCCTATCGACCTCGACATGTTCGGGGCGTTCGTTGCCAACGCTGCAGAAATACGGAGGAAGTAATATGTTGAAATTGGGAAACCCATCGACCTCGACATGTTCGGGGCATTCGTCGCCAACGCTGCAGAAATACGGAGAAAGTAGTATGAAAGACGTTAAAATCACAAGCGATGAACTTATTGACCTTCTCGCTACGCTTGGCGTGGAGCTAAGGTCAGCGTCAATTCATGATCTTCTCAACCTTGTCGAGATCACAAACATTCCGATGCAGTTTTTACTAAACGTCGCTGCGGAGGAGTCGAGGCTTTACTACGATAACTTTAAAGCCGAGGTCCGCGCTGAGCTGGGGATTTCTTTGGGAACTGCAGAAGATAGCATGGGGAACACGCAATGAGCACCGCAGTAGCAAAAGCAAAAGAGACCGCAGTTTCGACTGAGGTACTGGATGACATCTTTGAATACGCTGGAGAGGGCGCCGCCTTCGACAGTTCGGAGATGCAGATCCCGTTTGTTCGTCTGCTTCAGGCATTGAGCCCGCAGCTGAACAAGAAGAAGGCTGAGTACATCGAGGGCGCGTCTGCCGGCGATGCATTCAACAACGTGACCAACCAGCACTGGGACGGAGAGAAGGGTATCACTGTGATCCCATGCTTCCAGACAACCAAGTATCTGGAGTTTGTGCCACGCGACATGGGCGGCGGGTTCAAGGGTGAGATCCCTGCGAACAGCCCGCTCCTGCAGCAGACCACACGGTCAGGCTCGAAAGAGATCCTGCCCAGCGGCAATGAACTGGTTAAGTCTGATCAGCACTTCTGTCTGATTGTAGAAGAGGACGGCTCGTTCCAGCCTGTGGTGGTGGACATGAAGTCGACCCAGCTCAAGGTCAGCCGTCGCTGGAAGACACAGATTGCTATGCAGAAGGTGAAGCACCCAAAGACGGGCGCGATGATGACACCTCCTGTCTTCGCAACCATGTGGCGCCTGTACTCCGTTGAGGAGTCCAATGACCAAGGTTCGTGGGGCAACTGGCAAGTCGAGCGTATCGGCTTGGTAGAAAACCGTGACCTGCTACTAGAAGCCAAGTCCTTCCGTGACTCGATCGCGGCTGGTGAGGTAAAGGCTGCTCCGGAAGTCGACCAATCTATGGGCGCTTCTGGGAACCGTGGGGACGACGAGATCCCCTTCTAAGCAGCCATGAGGGCGGCCCTACCTCCCCCTCTGTGGGCCGCCCTCTTTAACCTCTCCACTAGGAGCGACCAATGTCAGTTGCAGAAAGATTATTGGCTGCCTTCGAAGGGTCGAAGGCGGGCTACGGCGAGACGACTGTGGGTCGTATCGGCCGCAAGGGAAAGGCTGAGGCAAAGAGTCTGGTGCGTCGTGGTCAGATGACGGCGGATCTTGTGCAGGGCCACATCAATGGGGTTCAGGGTGTCGGATCCATTCCGATCGCCGCTGATAACAACTGCCGGTTCGGTGCGTTGGACATCGACGTCTATGACCTCGACCACAAAGCGCTGCAGGATAAGATCCAGCGGCTGAAGCTCCCGCTATTTCACTGCCGCACCAAGTCGGGCGGCGCTCACTTATTCCTATTCCTAAAAGAATGGCATCCTGCCTCGCTCATCCGTGAGTACTTGACCGAGATGTCGATCGCGCTGGGCTTCTCCGGTTGCGAGATATTTCCCAAGCAAGACACCCTGCTCGCCGAGCGTGGTGATCTCGGCAACTTCATCAACATGCCATACTTCGATGCTGAGCAGACCACGCGCTATTGCTTCGACAAGAACGCCGAGGCGATGGAGCTCGAGGAGTTTCTCGATGCGGTGGACGAGGGCCGCGTGTCGTTGGTTGATCTCGATGCGCTCGACCTCGCCGGATCGAAGGAACACTTCACCGACGGGCCGCCGTGCCTGCGCATTCTTGTTGCCACCGGCTACGTCGGGGACATGAGGAACAACACGCTGCTGCAGATGGGTGTCTACGCCAAGCTCAAGTATCCCGACGGCTGGGAGGCAGTCGTCGAGGAGTACAACCGCACGTTCATGCGACCAGCGCTCGACTCCAAAGAGGTGCTTGGGATTATCAAGCAGCTGCAGAAGAAGGACTACTTCTACACCTGCAACATCGAGCCCTTCTGTTCGGTCTGCGACAAGGAGCTGTGCAAAAGCAAGAAGTACGGCGTCGGCGGGGACAGCGAGAGCAAGGCCAACGTCGGTGGTCTGACTGTCGTCCTTTCGGAGCCGCGGTTCTACTTCATGGTGGTGAACGGAAAGAGGGTGGAGCTATCTGTAGATGAGTTACACAGTCAATCGCAGTGGCAGAAGGCCTGTCTTGCGCAGATCAACTTCATGCCATCGACGATGAAGCAGCAGGACTGGACGTCTCTGGTCAACCGAATGCTATCGCAGGCGACCTACCAAGAAGTGGCACGCGAGCTGACCACCACGGGTCAGTTCGAGGAGCTACTCAAGAGTTACTGCAACGGCAGCGCACAGGCCTACACACCGGCCGAGCTCGAGACAGGCAAGCCGTGGCGCGATGAAGGTCGGGTCAAGTTCAAGATCGACGGGCTGATCAACTTCCTCAAGAACCGCAACCATCCGTGGGCGGATAACCGCGCCAAAGTGGGCGAGGAAATCAAGCGCATCAACGGGAACGAGGAGTTCTACTTCCGCCAGCGGTACAAGACATCAGACGGCGGTTGGGGAACGGTGCGTGTTTGGTCTGTTCCTGAGATCAAAGATGAGGATATCGACCTGCCGATCAAAGAGATCGACAACGAAGTACCATTCTAGGAGACAAGCAGTGATACAGAATAGTACGCAGATCTTCGGACCGCCCGGATGCGGAAAAACAGAATACCTCATGCGCCTGATCGAGGAGCGCATTGCTGCCGGCATGTCGCCGCTCGACATCTGCTTCGTGTCCTTTTCGCGGAAGTCTATCGAGGAGGCTCGAAGCCGAGCGATGACTAGGTTTAACCTAGACAGTAAGCAGCTCGTGCGCTTCCGCACTCTGCATTCCACCGGCTTCACTGAGCTGGGCTTGTCCTACGGCGATGTGCTAGGCGGCGCGGACTATAAAGAGCTGGGCCGCATGCTGGGTGAGGAGTTCATCATGAACATCAAACCAGAGGACGGCATCATCCTCCCCACAGATTTGAAGCGGGGCAGTCGCTACATGCAGATGATCGACCGTGCTCGGTATCGGATGATCTCTCTCGAGAAAGAATGGGAGGACCACGATACGTGGGACTTGTCTCTGTTCAAAGCCAAGCAGATCGCCGAGCAAATGGTTGAGTACAAGTCGAAGATGAACAAGGTCGATTATCCCGACATGATCGATCTGTATATACAGACGGTTATACCCAAGCCTATGGGCCTGCTCATTGTGGATGAGGCACAAGATCTTACGCCTCTGCAGTGGATGATGGTTAAGTTGATGGCGCAGTACGCGGATGAGGTGTACCTCGCCGGTGACGACGACCAAGCCATTCATAGGTGGACTGGTGTGGACGTTGAGCTCTTCATCGAAATGGCAGAGAAGCGCATCATCCTCGAACAGTCTTACCGCCTGCCAAAGCGCATCTTCAAGGTTGCCGAGCACATCGTCAAAAGGATCAAGGACCGAGTACCAAAGACCTATCATCCGACGGAGGAGGAGGGTCTGGTCTCGTGGCACTACAACATCGACTCTCTGCCCTTGGATCGTGGTTCTTGGACCATCATGGCGCGGACCAACAACTACGTCGCTGGGCTGGCCAAGAAGGTCTACGAGATGGGGTACTATTACTCCGTAAAGGGTGACCCTCCGATCACCATGGCACAGGCCCGTGCCATTGCTACGTGGCGAGAGTTGTGCGCGGGTAACGAAGTCGAGGTCAGCCGGATCAAGGAGCTGTATGAGGTGGTTCCAAAGCAAGGCGATCGTGCTGTCGTAAGGCGGGGATCAGGTAAGCTTCTCGATGCAGCAGACCCACTGGCACTGTTGACGATGGACGACCTCGCAAGAGAGTACGGCCTGTTGGATAAGGGCGACTTGCTAGGCTACCACGACGCCTTCCACATCCTAAACCTCGGCGACGAGAAGCGCCTGTATCTCCAGCATGTCGAGGCTGCGGGCGAGGACATCACTAAGCCGCCGCGCATCAAGCTGTCGACCTTCCACGCCATGAAGGGTGGCGAGGATGATAACTGCGCCGTATACTTGGGGACAACTTGGGCCTGCTCACAGAGCCGGTATCCTGACGACGAGCACCGAGCCTTCTACGTTGGTGTGACGCGCGCCAAGAAAGAACTCCATCTTATCGAAAGCCATAAAAAATACAGGTACGACATATGACACGGGACGAAATTATCGAGAACGCTAAGACGTTGATCTCAGGACAGAGGGCAGTCGACTACGGGGATGCGAAGGACAATTTCGACCGGATCGCCGCCGGCTGGAACATCATTGTAGAGAATGCCAACGGTCCTATCACAGCCAAGCATGTGGCGTTGATGATGGACTGGGTGAAGACC